TAATGAAATAATAATTCTATTATTTTCATAATCAGCAGAGAAATCAAGATCTACATCATGTGGCCACATTAGTTCTTCATACAATGCATTAAGTCGCTCCATATCTTCATAGAGATCATTAACTTGGTGTTCTTCCATTAATTGTTACGCTCCCTTAACCATTGATTAAAGATATAAAACCATACCACACCTAAAATGATGATGGCAAATACCCTAATAGAATCAGGCGAAGTATTTATCATCTGCGTGGTATATATTTGGTTGCTTTTTGTGCGGTGTCCTGCACCATTGGCATTATATCACTTTCTACCTTCTCTATAACATCATCAATTACATTTACATCTAAATCCATAAATGGTGGGATGATACCTAGTATTCTAAGAAGTCCATCAACAAACAATGCAAGACAAATAAAACCAAGAATCATACTAATGATCGTGGCATCTCTATTATGTTTTCTCATTGAAGCTTCATCAATAGCTCTTGCTTCTGCCACGGCATCAGCAATCATCTTATCGACTTCCTCCTTAGTATAACATATTTTTTTGATGGTTTCTTCAGTCATTACCTTATGATGTCAATGTGCATATCCTTATTCCAAACTTCAAGTTCAGTTCTTAATGTTTTATTAAGATTTAAACTTTCATAACGTTTGGAAGCCTTTTTCTTCCACCATTGTATAAGATTATCTATATAAAACTTATCGTAGTTTTGTGGATTTTTAACTAAAGTGTCAGTATCTCCTCTTATTACTTCCCTAGAATTAGCGAATCCATAATCACTAAAATATGTTCTTTTCTTCTCAGTAAGGTTCTTAGCATTTTGAATAGCATTATTAAATTCATCTACCTTAACTAAAGGTAAACTCTTTTTAATAATAGATATCATCTTCTGTTGAGTCTTCAACTTACGACTAGATGCATCTTCCTTAACTAACATCTTATCATTATTTCTACCAATAAACCACTTATTAAGATCCTTAAAAATGTTATCATGTAACAAAGGGGTAAAATCACTTTGAGTTAATCCTTTATATCTAAGGTATGGTTTTAAACCATCATACTGAGATGATGACTTAGAGGATCCATATAGAGAAGTAGTTTCAAATAAACATATATCAGAATCATACTTGTCATTTATTTGTTTTCTTGCTTCATGAGAACAACAAAGAAGAGCAAGGAGTTTTCCACCCAAATAATTAAATCCAAATGGTTGAGTAGGAACAATAATAAATCCCATAATAGAATGTCTATTAAACCTTTTCAACTCAGGTGGTTTTCCCAACCAATCATTTCTTGGTTTAGAATTTATAGTGGGAGAACCAAACCGTATAAATCCTACAATCTTTTTAGTATTAGTTTCCATGACTATCCATTTCAAAGACTTGCCAGGAATAGAACTTTCTACAGAATGAGAAGTTGTTATTTGAAGTCTCTCATTAAAATATTCATTAGTAAAATGATCATCTTTTCCAGCCGTATAAACTTTGAAATTCATATCTTGTGGATGCATATCAAACGCAGAAAACATATCCTCCTCAGGCCCACAGCCAGGAAGATAGGTTGGCATTTTAGACATTCTGTCTAATTTGACATTGCGAAGATATTCATCAATACGACCCATATTAGAGAAATAATCAATGAACTTATCCGCAGCATAAGTAGCATCAATCTCGGATAGAATCATCTTATAATAGGCATTTCATTACGATAACCTGATCCTCTATTAATTTCTACATCAACAGCATCCAAAATTCTCATTAATGATCTTGCATACATTCTATATCCAGAACCAACATATAACTGTCCAGCAACTACAGAAAATGTGGCAAGACCCCAAAATAGATAATAAAATCTAGATTTGACTTGAGCTCTTATTTTTTCTCTTTTACGATTTGACATCACTTAATAAATCCTCCAATGTGAACAAACTGACAAGTTCTAAACCTTCAGCTATAATAGACGCTTCACCACCTTCTTGGCGATTAACAATGGACACTACTCTATTTGTCACATATCCAGCATCACGCAACTTTTCAGCTGCAAATAAAGCAGAACTACCTGTAGTTATAACATCCTCCAAAACAGTCACTACAGACCCTTCTGGAGGTCTTGGGCCCTCTATCCATGCACCAGTACCATGTCCCTTTGGTTTCTTTCTAATTATCAATCCATTCATTTCAGACATCATTGCAACACCACTAACTAAAGGGTCTGCTCCTAGAGTAAGTCCACCTACAGCTTTGGCATCTATATCAAGATAATCCATAAACAAATAACATGCCAATTTCAAACCATATCCATTTAAGGTAACTGGTTTACAATTTACATAATGTTCACTAGTAGCACCAGATGAAAGAGTAAACTCCCCTTTACGATAAGCATCTGTTTTTAATAATTGAAGAAGTCGTTCTTTCATCCTAATAACCTCATTGTATCATGATAATCTTTAACACAGTATGCAAGACCACCTCTTTTCTTTACTGCTTCTGCTAGGGAGTAATCATTACCACCTTCATCCATCTTATCACCAAAAAAGTATAATTGATCATCTCTACTAAAATCTCTTAATATTTGACTTTTATCACTTCCTTTTGGGCCTATATCAATACCAGTTTGACCACCAAGAGTTACTGATAACTCAGGAAATTCATTTCTCAATCTATCAACTATATCAACTCTTTCTAATCTTTCAGTATCCCACTTTACATACTCTTCTCTATCTTCAAAATTTATATCACCACCACGACCTAGAATACTAAAGTTAACATTGCCAGGCCTCTTCTCTATATGTTTACCATTACGAAGAGGAAATAAACTAAAATCCAATTCACATCTTAAAAACCTTTCAACTTTTTTTGGCAACTCCCAAGTATCTCTATAAACATTTACATCACCTTCATATACATCACTACCAGAACAATTATAAACTCTCTTACAAGCATTATAAATGCCTGGAGTTACTTGTTCATAAGTCTTTTCTCTATCACTACCAGTAACAAGATAGACATCATTACACTGAATAAACTCATAGAAAAATGGCAGAAAATCAAATGCAATCATTTTTCTAGATGGAGTTAGTGTTCCATCAACATCGAATATGTACTTCTTCATAAGATTAATTTCTTCTTATCAGGAGTGACTAATTTACTACCAAAAAGTTCATTATATTTTTTTGTAACATCCTCACTAACGTCTGCAATATAAACTATATGATCCTGTGATACAGTTAACTCTGGTTTATCTGGATCAATAACTGTGGCCCAAGGAGCAAATCCAACTCCACTTTGAGTAGGAAGAACAACTAAACCATTCTTTACTGTAATAGTAGAATCATTTTCAGAAACTAATTCTGCTACTACTTCTTCGCCAGTAATAATACGAAGTAATTTTACATTAATCATTTTAATAAACAGGTTGGTTTTTTTCTACTATCTCTTTAGCGAGAAGTTCAAGTTCAGGAGTTGATTCATGTCTTGACGTATAAGTTACCCTATAACTATTCATATTTTCGTTAATAGGAATAACAGCCTCATTCAATTTTTTCAATTCACTTGGAGTTGAATACTTATATTGATCCTTATGATAATAAATTACTTTATCATTAACAACAGTTGCTAGGTAAGTAACATCTTCATCATAATAATTATAACTATTCCTATTCTTACCTCCAGCAGAAACGGGTTCTCCCTTTCCACCGCCTGGCCTTGATGTTGTTCTCAGATTTTTCTTTACTTGAACAGTAGCAAATTTACGTTGACCACTATCATCTAATCCAAAATCTACAATGAGATCATAAGGAGCCTCTTCTTCACTTCTCATAACTAACCAACCCTTTTCAGTAAGATCCATTTGAATCTTCAAAGTAATTAGTGCAGCAGTCTGTCGAGATTTATTCTTTATCATTTGAATTCACACTCCAAGTTTTTCTACTTGACCATTTTTACATCCAAAAGCAACTGTACTTTTAACATCTTTTAAATCTTCTTTAGTCCATATACAAGATGTTCCAAGATGTGAGATACCAATCATATAATGATAATTAGTAGGTATAGTCACCTTTCCATAATTATTCCTTGCCTTACTATTTGTTCTGAGATTAATCTCTGGTCTTTGCCTTTTAGATCTTGTCACTTGAGTTGTTGACTTACAAGACACTATTGATACTTCAGGATACTTCTCAACAGTAAAATCACTATCTCCACCAGTATCAGGATTGTCTGGTACAAAAATGCGATAACCCTTCTTGATAAAAACTTGTTTCGCTAAGTTAACAGAATAATCAACTTGTTGAGATCTATCAGTACACCAATCAAATATACCAATTGGATTCCAGTTCCTACTTTTAGTTCCTTTTTCTGTCATTTGAATTCACACTCACACATAATTTCAGTTAATGCAGCAAGAAGATTTATTTCTTGATCTGCTACGAAGGCAA